CCCGGCCGTCACGAGACGGCATGGCACACCGCGACGAAGCTCAAGGAGTGTGGCATCGAGCGTGCGCAGGCGAGGGCCGCGATCGGTTACGCCAACGGCATCCTTGGGCCTGACCACGCCATGACACCACCCGAACTCGACCACGTCATCGACACGTCGTACGGAAAGGCTTGACAACCCGCGTGTTGTTCGATAGGGTTGTTGTACACCCCAACCAGAAGGAGGTCCCTTGGGACTTCGCATCCTGAAGGACGCCGCTCCTGCAACCAAGGAGCGCATCATCATCTACGGCCGCGCAGGCATCGGGAAATCCCGGCTCGCGCTGTCTGTCCCCCCGTCGTGGGGCAAGATCGCGTACTACTGCGCGGACACCAACTCGGAGACGCTGTCGTCTACCGGGTTCGCCAAGCGTGGGCGCGTGATCCCTGTCATCCCCGAGGGCGACGATCCGACCGTCAACTTCATGCAGTTCTGCATGCAGGACTGGAAGGCGATCGACCCCACCATCGGCGTCCTCATCGTGGACACCTACACCAAGGTGGCCCTCGATACGATCAGCTACGCGGCCAACGCGCAGACCATGGATCGTGAGAAGCACTACGTGATCGGAGACCCGAAGAAGGGCGGTCAGGCGATCCCCAACCGTGGTGACTATCAGGCCATCGAGTCACTGTCGCGCGGGTACCTTGACATGCTCTTCAAGAACCAGCGCAGTATGCACATCATCTTCGTCATGCACGAGGATGTGAAGATCGTGGAGAACGTCCACTCGGTTGGCGGCCCGGCACACCCGGGGCGTGCGATGACCGAGTACATCCCCGCGCAGTTCAACACCGTCATCCGCCTGATCCGCGAGACGATCCTCGTGCCGGGCGATGATGCCCCGTCCGATGTGGTCGTGGCGATCACGGAGAACGATGGAAAGTTCATCAGCAAGATCAGAACGTCGGACGAGACGGGCGTGAACAAACTCGCCAAGGTCTACCTCGACCGCGATCCTTCGAGTTACTGGGTGAAGTACGAAACGGAAGTGAACAAGGCGCCCGAGGCGCAGGAGGTTACCACCAATGGCTGACCAGAACATTCCCACCCCTGACTTCGTTGATGTCTCTGATGGTGCGCAGAAGGCTGCGGCGGCTGCTCTCGATCAGGGCTCACCGTTCGTCGTGCCCGAGGATGCCACGAAGAGCGTCAACAAGAAGAACGGCGACGAGTTCTTCGAGTGGTCTGAGGGTGCTGTGATCGAGGCTGCGTGGCGTGAGGGCGCTGGTGAAGACACCAACAAGATCAACGCCGTTGTGCAGGTCAAGGTCCGTGCTGGCTATCCCAACGAGGAGAAGCGTACGTGGGCGCGTCACACGCTCAACATCCGCCTGCTCCTCGGACAGGGCACGGCCGAAGACTCGGCGATGAAGGCTGCGTTCCCGCACAACCTCGCGGTCAATGCCCTCACCTCCCTGTTCGCGGCGACGGGCTTCACGCCGAAGAACTCGAAGGGCCTGAAGGCCAGTCTGCTCAACACCGTGTTCCCGCCCAAGGGTCCGCTGAACGGTACCGACTCGCCGCTGACTGGCAAGTCCGTGTTCCTGAACCTGAAGGACGCGCCGAACAAGAGTGAGAAGCGCAAGCACGACCGTCGCACGAACGTCGAGAGCTACCTGCCCGACGCGCCTGCGGCTCAGTAAGGAGCCCCATGCCCAGCCCAGCGTACGAGAAGAACAACCCGTTGACTCAGGTGATCCGTCGTGCACAGGAGATCAACGCGGCTGCTGGGATGCCTGCCGGACGAAGCCTCTCGGACCAACCCAACACGGTTGGTCCGGGGACTTCGGTGCGATCGGCGGCCATGAACAATCCCCCGCCTCTGTCCGAGGCTGAGGTCGCAGCGAGGGACGCAGCGGCCCGGCAACTGGGGATCATCCCACCCGACGATGAGGCTGGCCCATACGGGTCCCTCGCGGCGGCTCAGGAAGCCGGGATGCCCGTGGAACAGGAGCGTCGTTCTTCAGCGGGGGAAGGGACACTCGCCCATGAGCAACAAGCTCTCCGTGGAGCGGGGATGTCTTCCCGTCAGACGGCCCGGGAGTTCCTTGCGAGTCGGGGTACTGATGTTGTTACCCCGATCGTGAAGCTCCCTGACTTCCGTAAGATCGAGGGCTTCGACTTCTTCCGCAATGTCCTGTACATCGATGGTCTGGAGTTTGAGATTCCAGCCGAGGATGTGCTTGCCATGAAGCGTTACGCGGTGGACATCGCGCTCGACCATGTGGTCAAGCAACTCGCCGAAGCCCTCATCGTGTTCGGCGTACCACCAGCACTGGCGCAGGCGACGGCAGATTCTGTCAAGGAGAGTGCGGCGAATGCGCAAGCGACCACCGAGGGAAGCGGAACGACTGCGGATGCTGGCACGGAACGCCTCCTTGAAGGGCACCATGAAACGGCTTCGGGAGCACCATCGGATGGAGTCAGCCGAAGCGACTAAGTGGGGACACGTCCTTATGGATGAGGAGACGCGGTGTGCGATCTGTGGGATACCGAACTACGTCCTGCGGAAGTATCAGCGTGACGGCCCGTGGTTCAAGTTCCTCGGACCACGAAAGAGCGGACGACGCCTCCAGCTTGATCACATCACTCCCGGGGTGAATGACGGCCAGTACCGGCCGCTGTGCCCCGGGTGCAACGCGAAGCGCGGTGCGGCTGTGTTCAGCGATGAGGACGTGCTGCTGTGGGTGCGTGACATGTGGAGGTTCATCCTCCCGTTACGCTTCCTGTGGTGGCTCAATAGCACACCCGGTAAGGGAGGTAGGACATGGAGGAGCGACAGGGTAGCGCGACGGTATGCCAAACTTGTGGGGATGCACTCTGGTACAGCGGTGCCACCTCCCACGTCGGAGACGGCTACACCGTCCTCTTCCACGACATCTGCCCCAGATGTCGGGCAGTCCTGATCAAAGCATTCGCGGGTGTCGCCCGAGCTTGGAGTAACGAGCACGGCACCGCAAAGGAAAGGTTCTTCGAGGCTCTAACAGACCGACTCAGAGAGAACGGATTCGATCCCGTTGAACCTTTCCGCCCGCGTCCTTCAGGAGGCCAGCATGGCAACAGCCCGAGGTAGAGTGGACGCACCGATCCTCGTCACCATGATCTCCGAGCCCAGCGAGGGCATGGAGGCATGGTTCTGGAAGGTCGTACAGGACGAGTGCAAGATACAGAAGACAGACGTGCGCATCGTGTTCCTCATCGATGAGGCCCCCGCCAACTCTGGTGGGCGACCCTCGAAGGCACAGGTCAGGGCGGCGTGGCCCCGGTTCTCACAGGAAGTGCGGGAGTCGAAGCCCAAGGCTGTGCTCGCCATGCAAGGCGACACCCTCTTCCCTCTGACCGGCATCACACAGACCATCCTTGACGCGCGTGGCTACGTGCTCGACAAGGACTTCTTCCACGCTGTCCCAGACGAGCAGTGGGAGCAGATCGGTGAGTACAAGAACAAGAGCAACGGCCACCAGAAGGGTGACCCGAAGTACGGCTGGGTGAAGCGTGCGATCCCCGGTGGGCTCCTCGGTCCTGACTTCGGGGGCAAGGTGATCCCTACCTTCGGCCTCGATCACATCCGGCTGGAGCAGTTCTGCGTCAAGCCCGCCTTCAAAGAGGATGTCAAGCGTTGTGGTCGTGCTGCTAACGATGGTCTCTACATGCTGGACGATCGGCTGGAACGCGATGGCTTCTTCACGGACTTCACCAAGAAGCGGTTCGGCCGGGACCTCGTTGAGCACAGTGTCGGTGCACTCACCAATGTCGAGTGGGGCGACTTGATCGCTGTGGACATCGAGACGCACGGTGTGGACAACGAGGTGATCGACCTCGTGAGCTTCAGCGATGGCAAGACGACTGCTGTGCTGGAGTGGAGCAGTGACGCCCGTGGCTACATGGACTACCTGTTCTCCCTCCCCGGGAGGTACTATGCTGTTCATAACAGCCCCTTTGACATCCCTCGTCTTAGAGGGAATGGCGTTCAGATTTCTGACGACGTACTCAAACACCGACTCGTTGATACGATGTTCGGTGCAGTTGTCCTTCAACCTGATCTCCATAAGTCCCTTGCCCGTGCAATCACTGTCTACCACGACCTGAAGCCATGGAAGGGCTCGCGCGGTTCGATGTGGTCTGAGTTGAGCAAGAAGGACCCAGTGTTCTACTCGGCCAAAGACGCCTTCGTCACCGCGTGGCTGGCGATCAGCATCATAAAGGTCATGAAGGAACTCGGCTGCTGGAACCTGTTCATGGGTGAAGGCGGACATCCCGGCCCCGGCGTCTGTGCTACGATCCCGGAACTGTCGCAGATGAACCGCGACGGGATGAAGACCGACCGTGAGTTCGCGGAGGTGTTCGTCAAGCGGCTGGAGAAGAAGGAACGGAAGCTCGAACAGATATGGGGCAAGCACTTCCCGGGGACGAACCCCGCCTCGAACCCGCAGCTTCAGGACCTGATGTACGGGCTCTGGGGTCTGCCGATTCAGCGGACCAAGTCGAAGGAAGCAGGGGCGACGACGAACGAACTTGCCCTCGTGCGGCTCCAGCATTACGTCGGCAGCGACTACGCCCGGACGAACCAGCCCGGGGCGTGGACTGAAGACAGCCGGTGTACTCCACGCTTCTTCGATCTCGTGCTGCGCCTGCGAGGGTGCAGCAAGCTGATCTCCACATACGTTCAGCCCGTGGCGATGAATGAGACGTTGTGGATTCACCCGTCGTACATGCCAGTGTCGAAGGACGAAGAGCACGTCAAGAAGGACACGGGCCTCGGGCTGGAGACGGCCAAGGGCACGACGTGCACTGGGCGACTCGCGACCTACGGACCGAACATCCAGAATCAGCCGAAGAAGGTGCGTAAGCTGTACGTACCTGACACGTTCGACATGACGTTCATTCAGGCCGACTACAAGTCTGCCGAGTTGTACGTGATGGCCTACATGGCTGATGACGATCGGCTTCTCGCGGACTTGCGGTCAGGAGACATGCACTCGCGCAACGCGGTGCGGTTCAACACGACACGTAAGACGGCGAAGAACATCACCTACGCCGGTCAGTACCTCGCGGGTGCAGCCAAGGTCAGTGAGATGCTGCTGGAACAGGAGCACCAGTATGTACCGGTGGAGGAATGTAAGCGAATCCTCAGTGAGCTTGCGAAGTACTACTACAAGACTCACGCCTACAAGATGCACCTCGTTCAGATGTGCGAGTCCAAGAAGCACATCAAGAACGCCTTCGGACGCATCCGGTTCTTCCATGCCGGTAACGCTCCAGCGGCTGTGGACTTTATACCGCAGTCAACAGTTGCTGATGTTCTCTGGTGTGTCTTGGCCCGCGTGGCACAGATGGCTCGATCGTTTGGCGGGCGAATGACCACGACGGTGCACGACTCGATCCTGATTCAGGTGCCCTCGGCGCGTGTTGCCGAGGCTGCGGCCGAGATGAAGGCGATCATGGAGACGCGGTTCGACATTGTGAAGCCCGGGTTCTACATTCCGGTCGAGGTGGAGATGGCGGCTCCCGGGAAGTCGTGGGGCCACGTTGAGCCGTACGCGATGGCGGCCTGATGGGTCTCCGGAAGAAATACGTGGCACCTCCGAGTCGGCTGTACGCTCCACTCGGAGGTATCTTCGGGACATTCTGGTTAGACGACGTGAAAAAGATCAGCTTCAATCGTGAACCAGTGCTCATCGATCTGGCCCATCAGCCTCAGTACAACCTGTGGCGGGGACACTTCGCTGAACGATTCACTACGTACAAGGAGCCAATCATGGGTGACGTGACAAGAGCACAGCAGGACCCGAAGCCGGGAAAGACTTCAGTGACGGACCTCGTCATGATCGACATCGTGGACCGCCGTGCACAGGGCGTCGAGAAGTACGGCATGGAACTGAAGACTGACAATGGGCGTGATGCACTCGTGGACGCCTATCAGGAGGCGCTCGATCTCGTGATGTACCTGCGTCAGGCGATCGAGGAGCGGAAGGAACGGGAAGTCAAGCGGAAGGAAGCGATCGTCTCTGCTCAGATGAAGGACGTGCCGTTGGAGCAGTTGGACTTGTTCGTGGGGGAGATCAGTCCGATCTACCGGGTCTCGAAGGTGGACCCTCCACTCAAGGGTGACTACACGCGGCCCGGCCGTTTCATCCCGGTCCGTGAGTTCATTCCCACACCGGACCCGCATCCTACGGTGGATGAGACGATCCTCGAAGAGGCCCAGCGGCTCGTGCACGGGAACCGTGGTGATGACTACGGTCATCCGATCTTCGACATGACGCGCTCTGCGGACATGCTGACTGCCCTTCTGCGGGACAAGCTCCGCGTGGGTGTTCGGCTCGAAGCGGAAGACATCGGGCAGTGCATGGTTGCGGTGAAGCAGTCGCGTCACCGGAACAAGCCGAAACGGGACAACCTCACCGACACGGCCGGGTACGCCGAGACCTTGAACATGATCAAGGAGTGGCGCGAGGCGAATCCCGGGGTGGACCCCCGTGACCGCTTCTAACACCTGTCAGTCCTGCAAGCAGCATGAAGCCCAACTCGGGGGCCGCTGTGTCTCGTGTTACGTGCGTCGTAAGGCGGGACGGATCGCTGTCCCCCAGCAGGCGCCCACCTACCTTCGCTCGCGCAAGTGGTGGCAGACACACGAAGACGCGTTCATAGCGGCCCTCTCCGGGAGGGCGTTGGCGATCAAGGCGGGGCTCGAACCCGGGCCTGCTGAAGACCTGATCGAGAAGTTCTACCATGGGAAGTACACACCGTTCCGCATGCCGTACGCCAGCCGATGGGCTGACAAGGTGGTCATGCGGATGATCCGTGAGGCTGATGCCCTCGCGAGAGGAGAGCAAGATGACGAATCAGCAACTGACGATCGCAGCCCGTCTGACGGGTGAGCGGTGGGAAGCCGCCCTCGTGGCAGATGGTAAGTTCCAGAAGGCGTTCGTGGGCGAGCGTGGCGAGACTCTCGGTCAGGTGGTCGGCACTGTGCTGACGGCCCTGCTCGCAGTCCAGCGCAACGAGGGCACCGAGTTGGGGATCAGCCTCTCGATCAACGAGCCTGATAGTGAATGACCTGAAGGACGACCTCATGCGTGACGAGGGTGTGCGATTCGTCGCATACCTCGACACGACAGGGAACTGGACGATCGGCTGTGGTCACAACCTCGGCCAAGGGACGGTTCCCCGTATGAGCCTCATCACTCACGACGAGATGACGGCCTTGCTGGAGTACGACATCATGCTCGCAGAGATGCGGTGTGAGACGTACTTCCCGAAGTGGTCTGAACTCAACAGTGTGCGGCGGGATGCGCTGATCAACATGGCGTTCAACCTCGGGAACAGAATCGGGGCGTTCACGCACATGATCGATGACATCAACCGCGCCACCGACACGAACAGCGATCACGACTGGCTTCTGGCCGGTGGTGAGATGCGCAGTAGCCTCTGGGCGAAACAGGTCGGCGATCGTGCTGTGCGGTTGCAGCAGATGATCGAGACGGGAGCGAGACGATGAGAATCGGTCTGGACATCGATGGAGTTATGTACAAGTGGGATAAGACGGCCCGCTACATGCTCCGTGAAGTGCTGCCCAACAGTCCCTACAAGGATACCCTCCATGGGGTCTCGACGTACTGGAACTGGATTCCCGACCAGATCGCACCGGAACACTGGAAGTGGCTCTGGGACGAGGGCGTGAAACTTGGACTCTTCCGGTACGGACACCTGTATCCCGGCACGATCCAAGCTGTGCGTCGGTTGGCCGAACTTGGTGATGTGGTTCTCATCACACACCGCCCGAAGGCATCGGTCGGGGACACACTCGCGTGGCTCAGTCTGCTCAACCTGCCCATCGCTGGTCTGCACCTGTTGACGAACTCGGAGCCGAAGTCTCTGGTGCTGCCACAGTGTGACATCTACCTCGATGACAAGCCTGAGAACATCACCGACCTGCACAACAACACGAAGGGACTTGCTGTCCTGCGACGCCAACCGTGGAATCAGCACTACATCACGAGGGCCGTTGTCGAGGACTGGTCTCAGTTCGTTGCTGAGGTTGAACACCTCAAAGCCACGCAGGGGCACTGATGGGTTCGATCCGCTATGGGACCAAAGGTCTGAACCCTGATGGATCACTCCACGAGTTCACGTCTTTTCAGGATGACATGGGGAAGACCACGCACTACTTCGACGGTGATGAGTACCTCATCATGATTACACGGAAGTTGAATGGGGAAGACGTTCTCCCCCTTCTCGAAGCCGCGAGAGTGAGGGCCGATGAGCAAGGTCAAACGTAACTGGTGGACACCAGAGGTTCGGTTCGCCAAGGTCCACCGGGACCTGCGAGCGAACTACGACATGAACCTCAAGAAGGCGCAGGAGAAATACGATGACGATCTCCGAGATGCTCAACTCGCCTACGAGAAGAAGCTGGTCGCGGTGCAGATGGCCTTCACCCGTGAGCGTGACAATCTGGCCGAGCGTTGTGCGAAGGTTGCTTCCGAGATCGCGCGCATCCGACTGGAGTATGGGCCTACACAGTACGGTGGACGGTTTCAACTATGGGTGTCGTTCGAGGAAACCATGATCCGGCAGATCAGGGACATCAAGGAATACGGTCCCCTGATCATCGAGATGCTCTGTGCGAAGATCAAGAGAGAGTTCAACACGATCGACTTCGCTCGCATCCGCCCCATCATGCCTTCATGGTCTGAGCGACACGACATGCCCCGCTTCACGCTGTTCTCTGACCCTGACAAGCTGCCGGAGGTGAAACCTTGACGAACCGCAAGCTGATCGTATGGGATACCGAGACTGGTGGTCTCGACCCGAACAAGCAGTCCATCCTGACGCTGGGGGTCGTGGCGTGGCAGGATGGCTCGATCGCCGATGAGATGCTGTTGGAGATCGCCGAGCCTGAGATCATCGCCGAAGAGCGTGCTTTGAAGATCAACGGGATCAGCGTCGCACACCTCGCGACCGTTGGTGACACTCCCCTCGCGGCGGTCATGAAGATCAAGAACTTCCTCCTGAAGAATGGCTTCTTCAAGACGGTCTACGTGGCCGGTCACAACGTCCCGTTCGACGTGGGTTTCATCAAGCGGCTGTACACGCTGGCTGGTGAGGACTATGACAAGACGTTCAGTTACCGTGTGCTCGACACGATGACCCTAGCCCTCGCGCTCGATCAGGTGGGGCGGTTGCCGGGTCTCCGCAGCACTGGGCTCGATGGATTGTGCTCACGCTTCGGCATCAACATCCGTGGTAGTGCAGCCCGACACAATGCGCTCGAAGACGCGAGGGCGACAGCGAAGCTGCTGACGAAGTTGCTGGACATGGTGCGTGATCCGCACATCGTGCCAGCCGTGAGTCCCGGGTCATTCCCGGGTGAGGGGACCAACGGGTAGGGAAGGTAGGATTAGCCCGCTGCCGAAGGTAGTAGCCCGAGGTGGCCCCAGCAAGGGGCCGAAAGCCGGAGGTGAACGCTAGGTGAGACGCGAACTCTGAGAACTTCCCACCCGCCCCAAAGTGTGGGGGTGGTGACAGCAACCGTGCAGGCATGACCGGCCTCCGGAAATCGGTCCAACGCCACCCCCTAAAATGTAGTAGGTAGAGGTGTGGGTTCGAGTCCCACCACTGGGGCTATCCAGTGACATCGGACGCGCCAGTGTAGTGTTTCCCCAGCAGTTGCTGGGGTAATAACGGATAGCACACTACCTCAAAACAAAAAGCCCGGCCCCCAGTGATGGGAGTCGGGCTTTCGTTGTTTCTAGTGGTTGCCTTGCGCGTTGTTGAGCTTCTCGACCGTTCGCATACCGCCGAGGCCGAGCATACCGATGAGGATCGTCATCAGTCCCTCAGTGGGAATGGCTGGCACCACAACCGGGTGACCAGCAAGGGCTGCACCCCACGAGAGCAGCGGGGCGAAGCACATGACTGCGAAGCCGAAGACGCAGACCCACCCTACGGCGGGACGCCAGCCAGCCACGAACAGGTTCGGGTTGGCCGCCTCGATCTCGTTGATGTGCGACTGTGCGGCGATGACCGCGAGGTCACCGTTCTGCTGCATCTCCAACAGCTTCTGCGTGGCCGCTGCCTTGGCCTGCGGGTCGGGGATCAGCTTGTCGATGAGGGCCTTGCCCACATCGAGCAGGGAACTCAGTGGATCGAAGCCCATTTACTCCTCCTTCTTGAGCAGGTGATCGACCAACCTGTCGATCTTCCCGTCCATCTTGTCGATTGTCGTCCCGAGACTTTCGAGACGGACTTCAACTACGTCAAGCCGTCCCTTGTTCCCGAACGTCTGCCGAGTCACCATCGCAACCCACGCGACCACACCACTAGCGACCGTGCCGATGACACCATTGATCCAACTGTTCCCATTACTTTGCAGGCTCATCGAGCCCCCCTGTCTCGGTCGTGGTCGCTGCTACCTCAGCAGGGTTCAATGCCCGCTGTTGTGTGGTAGCCTTGACATACCGGCGTAGTTCGTTCGCTGAATCTGTCAGCTTCTGCTTCCACTTCGCTACTTCAGTCGGTGACTTGGAGTTCGCGATCGCTGATCGGTAACTAGCCTTCGCAGTCCGCAAGTCCTGAATGTGCTCCATCAACGTGGCGTCGAGTGTATGGCTGCCCTTGCGGGTCACACCCGCGAAGCTCGCACCTGCCATCTCTTCTGCCACACGCTGGGCGCCAGCCACAGGACCGTAGTCCTTGGTGTTCGTCCAGCCCTCGTTGATGATCTTCGCCAACGGGATCGTGCGCATGAGCTTCTCGCCGATGTCCCGGTGCTTGCCCATCCGGTCCGTGTCACTCAGTGCGTCGAGCGCCAGCGAGGGCATCGTGATCATCGATCCGATGTTCCCCACAGCCGTCTTCGCTGTCTGAGCTACGAACTGTCCCGGAGTGTCCTGACCCGAAGCAAGACGACCAAGCCGGGACGGTAGATTGCCGAGCCCCGCTTGCTTCATCATCTCTTCCGTGATCAGATACCGGAAGCGGAGCACAACAGGCTTGCCCTGTCGGTCCACCAACGGTTCATCCGGGTTGGCTGGGTTGTGCATGATGATGTGCATTCCGGTGCGCTCGTAGTCGGGGAGAGCATCCTCGACCGCCTTGAACGCATCGTTGTGCGTGTTCCACATCGCAGCAGCGAACGGCACACCAACAACTGCGGCGAGCGTGCGTCCTCGTGAGCCGGGGGTCATCGCAAGATTCGCGAATCGCCGGGTCGCGAGACCCGTGTACTTGATGAAGGGCGCGAGGAGTTTCCACAGCGGCATACGTGATGCCATTGGGGCGCCACCACCATAGTTCAACGTGATCTCACGACCCACGCGGCCAAACTCTGACATGTCACCAGTGCGGTCCAACGCCTCCAGCCCGGCCGCAATACGCGGGGCAAGCTCGAAGCCTTGTCGGACGTTGCCAGCGAACTCAGTGAGCGGGTTGTGATGCACCGTCCCCTCGGGGAGCAGGTGTTCCAGTTCCGGGGCGACCGATCCCCCTCCCTGCACCTGACTCATGAACGTGGTGCCCATGAGTCCATGCTCCCTCGCGAGGGCCATGACATCCTGCAACTTGTCACCGACCTTCACCATGTACGGCTCACCCTTGACGGCAGCCTTGACGACGCCCCGGGCGGTCTGCCCATACCAGCGGAGAATACCCAGAGGTTGGGCCTTCTCCCCCGGCATGCCCATGAGGGCAGTCGCGAGGTCTGAGCCGATGTTGAGCGAGAGGTTCTTCGGGTTGTAGACCGTGAGCCAGCGTGCAGCCCTGCGGCCAGCGTCCCGCCACACGTCCTCAGCCTGTGAGTCCTGCGGTGAGAGATTCTCCAGCGCCGTCTTCAACGCCTTCGGGATCACGAATCCACCGCTCGCGTACCTGTCCTTGTGCAGTACGTCGGCCGCACCGGACAGGAAGTCCATGTCGGCTGGACGCTTCATGTACCCGATCTGCCCGGGTCCCGGGTCGAACCGAACGAGGTTCGCCGGGAGGGGCTCGCCGTACTTGAACTTATCGGTGAGGTTCAGCGTCTTGTCAGCCATCAGGCCGGTGAAGAGTTGCCGATCCGCCTTCCACTTCAAGTACCGCCTGAGCACGTCGTGCTCCAGCATCGCGAGGTTGGTTTCGCGGGTGCCGCCAGCTATCCCACGGCTCTGGACGGCAGAGAGACGACGCACGAGCGTCTCGTCTCCAGTTGCAGTAGCAAGACCACGCGCGATCCCCGTGAGGTGCCGCATGGGGGTATAGTCCTGCAACTCCCGCTCAGGCACGATCGCTCCCTCTCCGACCATGTCTTGGAACACGCCCTTCCACAGGGCTGTACGCTTCGCGAGGGCATCCGTGATCTGCGGGTCGCTGTTCACGAAGTCCTGCAACTTCTGCGTGTGGGCTTCCCACTTGGCGACCGGGACGTGCAGCACGTTGCCCTGATCGTCGGCCTTCATGATTGAGTCGTAGCCCTCGCGCTTCGCCTGCGCAAGATCATCAGCGGACACAGCGTAGTCCCACATGCCCGCTGCCTGTTCGATCGGCGATCGAGTCAGCCCGCTGTACACGGGCTGGAGCGCCTTCGAGGCGAGGTAGTTCGTTTCGTCCACGTTCTGCCGATAGTCCACAAGCTGACGCGCGATGTCCTTCGGCATATCAGGATCGGACTGGACGAATGCCAGTGCCGCCTGCTTCTTCTGTCGCACCCAGTCACCCACGTCCTGTGGCATGGCCGCCGTCGAGCGCGTTGCAGCCTGAAGAGTGGGGTCCCCGTGGAAGGGAACCCCCTCATGGCGTTGCGCGATCTGCGAAGGCAGCGCCTTGCCAGCCTCGATCAGGGAGGTTGGGGTACGCTCTGCGAGTTCAGGGATAGCAGGCGTGGTCAACGCCTCCCCGATCTTCGGAAGTGTCTCACCCAGCCCTTCGAGGAATGATCCAAAGCCCGGCATGCTGCCTCCTACTGGTTAGTTGCTGCGAGGAAGTGGTGAATCTTGTCGCTGTTGGAACTGAAGTGGCTCACGAGCTTGCCCTTCTCGTCCGTGATCTGTCCGGCCCACCAATCCTTGCCCTCGCTGGCGCGCTTGATGATTGCTCTCTGTGCATCGGTCAGTTGTGCCGTCGCGTCAAACGCAATCACCTTACCACCACCCTGCACACGAACGATCCCCATGTTGAGCAGCCGCTGTATACGACCACCTGCACCGTCACCAGCGTAACCGCCGATTGGGGGAATCTTCATTGCCATGGTGTGCCCAACGTGTGTGTACGTAGACCGCACGACACGACCACTCGGGAAGAGCCAGAAGCTGTTCATGAATCCCTTCATGTGCGGGGAGTCGCTGTCGAGCGCCGAAGCGGGGACGACCTGTCCACCTGTGTTCATCATCTTTGTGAAGACCTTACCGGTCTCCGCATCGGGAGATGGAGCAGGTGCACTGAGACGGACGAAGCCAGCTTGGTTCTTGTATTGCTGGACGATGTCGGAGCCGGAGATGATCTCCCGGCCGCCGAGCTTGTCGAGGGTCTGCACCATGTTCTTGCCCCGGAGTGACCCGAGCACCTTCATGGTGTTGTAGGAGGGCGCCACTGGGTCCGTGTACTCCCAGCAGATACCGTCCTTGCCGACTTTGACAGCACCAACGAGCCCCGCTTGGGACATTGGCTTGAAGTGTCCCGCGTCTACCAGCGCCTTCATCTCCTCTGGTGACTTGCCGAGTGACTCGCCCGCGAGGGACATAGCCATCTCCGGCCGTTGCGCCATCTGATCGAGAAGCTGGGGTGGCAGGTGCAGTGGACCTTGAGTCGGTGTGACGGGGAACAGGTCAGTCTGTTGAGCGTCCCGAGAAGGAGCACCCAGCCGACCAAGCATGTTGTCCACGCGATCACTCTCTCGTGCCCACCACGCTCCACGTACGTCACTCTCAGGTGCCGGTGTGGAGTAGTCGAACTGCCCACCATTGAGACCTTCCGGCAGCATGACGTTCAGCTTGATCGCTGTCTTGTCACCGACCGGATCGAGGGTGAGGTGGACATTCGGGTATCGCTCAACGATGCTGCTGAACTTGGAGCGGAAGTCACGCACGTCAACGGACGTGAGTTCCTTCGTCGGCACCTCGATCTTCGCCATGGTTGTTGGCTTGCCCGTCTTGTCATACGCGGTGTAGTCGTAAGGGTCGAAGGAGTACGTAGCCCCACCATTGCGGGCTTGGATGATACCATCGGAGATGCTGCGCAGTTGGCCCAGCCGCACCCGGTTCTTCTCCACCCAGTCTGCGGGTGTGAGTCCACCCAGTCGTTGGCTGAGAAGGTCTTCCATCGGACGGAACGAACCTGTCGTCGTGGAGACTTCACCCCGCTTCTCCAGTTGCATGATCTTCCGTTGCTTCCCGCCAGTCCACACAGCCGCTTGGAACTCACGAGGGGTCATGTCCTTCTGTGCGGCCAAGTCCTCGGTGATGTACTTGAACAGATCGTACTGGCGTGAAGTCAGTGCCGACTTGCCCGTCGCGTTCCCCGCCTCTTTGAACCCGATCGCACGCATCCACCAGCGATCGAAGGCCACAGCCTTCGGGTCACCGAGCAATGCGCCGAGGTAACCCTGAACCTTACCGTTGCCGAAGACTTCACCTCGGGTGGCCTTCGTCAGAGACTGCTGGATGTTCTTGTCGTAGCCATCGAACGGCAGCCCGAGCTTCCACTGGCCGTATGCCTTCAGGGCGAGAGTCGCGTTTGCATCGGTGGCCTTTGCGGTGCTGGTGGCTGCAATGAAGCGTGCCACCATTTCGTGATCTTCACCGAAGGTCTTTCTCAGCCACGGGCCGGTCTTGTTGTACCAGTCCATGCCAGTCCGTCCCTCTTCCGAGAGGCGGAGCAACCCGTGCATCTGCTTGCCCACCGAGACGTTTTCGCCCAGTGACCGCATCAGGAACTTGTTCGCCTTGTCGCGGATCGTGTCGAGGTGAGGCTTGATCTCCTCGCCGTAGATGCGCTGCATTTCGGCGCCCCACAGGCGTGACGCCCGCAGGCCCATCGTGTACATCTTCGAGGCTCCAACGATCACGGCATCGCTGATCATCGAGGGGTCAAACCCGACGTTCAGCTTGCCCATCTTGGCCTTGAGACGTGCCTCAGCCGCCTTGCTCATGGCAGCCAGTTGCGAGTCGATCGAGTCCGCGAGCGTGCTCTTGCCCGCGATCATGGGTTTGCCTTCTGTGACGTTGCCCGCTGCCATCTGCGCGCGGTCATCGGTGAGACCCTTGACTCGGTCAGGGATTCCCTCACCCATCTCCTTGAAGTTGGCGATCGCGGTGGGTGTGATCGCATTGGGGTTGGTTGGCTCACGCCGGAGCTTCGCCCAACCCTCACCGGAATCGACCACGTTGAAGCCATGCTTCTCGTAGAACTCCGTCAGCTTGTCGATCGGGATACGGCCCTTGCCGTTCCCTCGCGGGAGCGGGAGAGCGTTCACGGTCATCGGCACCTGATGGTCGTCAGCCACCTTCGTGAGCTTCTTGAGGACAGCCCCTCCAGCGCCCTTCTCCTCCCCGAGGTTTTCGAGGTAGTTCAGTTCGACGCCCTTGTCATAGATCATCGGCTCAGTGCGATAGGCCACGTTGCCGATCGACTGGTAGCCCGGCTGGCCCGTGGTCTTGCCGAGGCTGTTCATCGCGAACGATGCCTCTGTGCCTGAGAACGTCGGCTCGATCTTCGGCTTCGACAGCGTTGGTCCACCCAACTCGTTCATCTGCATCCGCAGACCACCGGGCGCCGGGGTCACCGGGCCGGTCGGTTCGAGTGCCTTTCTGTTGGGCTCCAGTGCCCCAGTTGGCTGGGTCGGGGCCGACTCAGCGGCTTGACCGGGACCTGACAGGGCTCCCGGCTGGGTCATCGCCGGGGCCGGGGGGATCATGGCGTTCTGCTCTTCTGGTGAAACCCCTGTTGGAGTGATCGTCGTAGAAGGCCCTGTGAGCCCCGTAGACGGCCCTTCCAGCCCCTCCATCTGTGCAGACGGGTTCTGAGGCTGGTATCCAACTGGGTATGTACCGGCAACAGGCTGGGCCAGTGGAGAGCCCGCCGTGGGTTCCGCAACAGCCGGAGGCGTCTGCTCCGGCGCCGCCCCACCAGCCGGTTCAAGATCGGGGGACAGCGGCACGCGAGGGCCAGCCCCACCCGCAGGCAGGTCCACCTCGGGATACATGGACGCACCGATCCCGTTGGTGGCGACTTTCTCCATGTCACGGAACTGGCCGATCTTCTTCACCATGACCGCGACGAGGTCAGGGTCAAGCTGTTCGGTTGTGGTGTTCAGGAGTTTCGTGAGGATGTTCGTCGCAAGCTGCGCGTCGGGGAGCTTATCCGTCGCGGCCTGTGCAAGGTCAGCGCGGAACCGCTCACCGATGAACGACGGATGGAATGACTTCTGGAACTGCGCGACCGCAGCGGCCTTCGTCGCTGACGCCTGTGCAGCCGCTTGAGCAGCCGCCTTCCCGGTGAGCAGTTGCGTCCCGCCCTCGATCGCACCACCAACGACACCGCCGAGCACGGCACCAGCAGCCGCGTTGACAAGACCATCGTGGATAGCGCCGTGAGTCATCGCGCCCATGATCTGTCCGGCGCCTTGGCCCTCGGCGGCGGCCTTGGCCCCAGCCTCAAGCCCACCCTTGACCACACCGTAGCCTCCGCCGAAGGCTGCACCTGTGAGAGCGTGTCCAAGCACCTTCGCACCGAGGGACTTCGCGACTGTGACTGCACCCTTCTCCGCACCGCCGAAGGGCAACGTGCCGTAGGTTGCTGCTGCTTCCGCCGTAGAGGAGACGCCCTTCTTTCCCATCTCCTCGACATCGCTCATCAGGGATTTCTGTGTGTCCGTGTAACCCTTGACGACATTGTGAATCTGCTCGTCAGAGTACCCCTTGGCACGAAGAGCCCCGATGTCCGGTGCGGGCATCTCACGGGCCGTCTTCTCCAGTGCCCCGCCCTGAAGTCCAGCCTGTACAGCCGTCACCGGGGACGCGAGACTCTCGGAGAGTCCTGCCGCAATCCGCCCGGGGAGATGCTGGACAGCGTGAGCCACGGGACCCACGGTCTCGCCGAGGGTCTTCTTCGGAGCCACATACGACGGCCGGTACACGTCATCGATCGCCTTGTTGTACTCTTCCGAGGTCAGATCGGGTGTCTGGTGCTTCATCAGATCGAAGTGTGCTTGCAGCACCTCGTCATCCGAGGCATCCTCGGGGATGTCTGGTGTCTCCTTACGCATCTGCTCCGCGACATGCTTCGTGTACGCAGCAGTATTGCGCTCAGGGTACTGTTCATCAGGCGGAAAGAAGGGCATGGATCACCTCGTGGTTACTTCTTCTGAGCCTCGCGGTTCAGCCTGATCTGCCGAGCGAGCGGGGTCTCTTGTGCACTACCTGCCGGAGGGGTCGTGGCGACTTCACCAGTGCCTCCGACACGACCCGGTGAACCGGGGGCGCGTTCCCCTTGTGCGAATGACTTGTCGGTGGACTGACGAGCCATCTCTTGGGCCTGCTCGTCCGTGTATGTCGGTGTCCCATCGACGTTCTTCTGGCTCTTGATCGTCCGGTACGTGGTCGAGTACTCGTGAGCGTACATGTCCTGCTGCTTGACGGACATCGCCTTGAGGTCTGCACGCCCGGCGATGATCGCCTTGGCACGGGCCATCGCAGCATCGTTTCGCAGGTTATCGAGTTCAACACGATTTCCCTGAAGCACGTCCTGCTGGTTCTTGAACATGGTGAAGTTCTGCTCACGGGCGAGACGCTCCTGATGTGCGTGGAGCTTCTCAAGTTCCTCACTCTGTGCGAGGGCACGTTTGAAGTCACCCTTCGCCATCGCCTGCTGGATGTCCCCATGAATGATGGCTTCCTTCAGGGACTGAATGCGCTGGAACTTCTGGTCCTGTGCAGCATGCTGCATCTGTGTGGCCTGCGACAGCATGCCCGGGGCGTTCTGCGGCGAGCCCAACGCGGCTGCGAAAGACTGGAGCTTGCCCGGTGCCTGCGGCGTGGGCTGCTGCTGCGCAGCTTGAACGGCCGCGTGGTACTTACCCTCGTAATCGATGTCGGGGACACTGTTGAGAATCTCACTCAGGCGCTTGTGCGCTGCCGAGATCATCTGGTCGGACTGCTCGTCCACGGGGTTCGGGGCCGGTGTGCCCGTTGCACCGGCAGGTGCCATCGCACTCGCAGGCAATGGAGCCGCTTGTGCATTGGCCGCTGCATCTACGGGTGTCGGGGGAGCGATTGTACTCGTCCCGGACATCGTATTGCCGAGGCCCTTGTTCACGACATCTGAGGCGCTCTGTGCAACGGTCTGACCCAGACCAAGGCGCTTCGCCCTCGCGGGGTCGTTCTTGAGAATGTCAGCGAGCTTAGTACCCATAGTTGAACCTCGGCTGCGAGCCACCCCGAAGGGCCTGCGCGAAGCGGCTGGTTGTACCAGAGAGCATCCGTCCGGCCTTCTGCATGAATCCCATCTGTGGCTGATTCATCGCAACGGAGCGCATGCCCGCAGCCTGCGGAGGAGGGCTCGCCATTGCAGCGAGGCCACTGGTGACCGGCGTGATCGGAGCACCAGTGGTCATGTTCGACCCTCCCGTGGGAGCGATGGCTGGCTTCGACATACCGGGTGCCGCGAGGGCCACACCGGCTGCGTTCCCGACGCCCTGCCAGATACGGCTGGCGTCAGTGGGTGCACCATTGCTGTAGAAATCGTTCAGGTAGTCCTGCTTCCTGTCAGCGACCATCTGTTGTGCAACAGGGAGGACAGCTTGGTACATACTCCCCTGCGCTTGTGAGTTGAGAGCGTTGGCTGCGCCCTCGCCCGCGCCCGTGGCGAAGATGCCCGTGCCCGTGGCCGCGCCACTCATCGGGGTCATACCAGCCGCAGCAGCCTGTGCCTGTGTGGAGCGGCCGAACTGCTGGCCTGCCTCGCTGGCACTGTTCGTGATTGACTGCCCGAGAGGGCTGTGGATCATCTGGCTGAAGAGCGCCTGTGCCTCGGCTGTGACAGCATGCGCACCGTAGTTGGCCTTGAGCCACTCTGGATCGATGTGTTTGCGTGCCCCGCCCTTGATCGCCCCAGCGACGGCTGCGGCAGAGAGGATAGCTGTGATTGGGTCCATGGGTTCCTCTTAGGTCGTCAGGTAGCCGAATACGTCGATGCCACAAGTGACACCAGCCGCGCCGGTCGTGATCGTGAGTACAACATTGACACCGCTTGCAACTTCGATCCCCTGAGTGGGTGCCGCAGGGGCACCGGCCGCAGGAGCCGCCTCGAACACAACGAAGCCTGTGTTCGCGGTGACCAGATTCACGAGAGACATCGTTCCCGGGAATCCGTTCACACTCATGTTGACTGCGGCAGCCGCGCTTGCCGAGGGGTCTCGAAAGATGATCTGCATGATACGGGCGACTCGACCGACTGGGACGGTGAAAAGTGTCGGGTTCGCACCCGTCGCGACCGACTGCGCGGTAAGCTGCCCGAGCAGGCAGATGGACTTGTCTTTCAATGAGGCCATGAGGTTCTCCTAGTGAATGGCGCTGTAGTAGACGTTCTCATCTTCAAAGGCGATGTTGTCATCCTCCCAGAAGACATCTGCGGTGGTCGAGGCGAGTATACCATCTGGTGTGATGCTCGTCGTGATATAACCCGTCGAGGTAAGGACATTGAACATGTCCCCCGCCTGTACTCCCACAGCTTTTGCAGTCGAGAGCCGCATGATGACGGCACTGTTCAGTCCACTCGCGGCATTGTGAACACGAAGGACTGAGGTAGCACCCTCGGGGGCGAGGAAGTCGGATGATGCCGCTTGTGCAGATGTGATGAGGGTGTAGGTGGAACTGATTCCGAAGCGGGTCATCACACCGTGACCAGCCGAGGCGACGAACATCGCACGATGTGCGTTGTTCAGATCACCCAAGTTCAGTGCGAAACTGTTCGCGATCACCAAACTGTCGGACCATGCTTGCACCCGGAGAATACGCAGCATGTTGAGGTCGTTCGATCGTTGGAAGACGTTTATCTGGTCATCCGTGCCAGTGATGTAGAAGCCCTGATTTCCAGCGTTCTCGAAGTGCGCACGCCCATTCGCGGTCGTGACCGAGAAGTACGTGCCCCCGATGGTCTTGTTGGGAGCCGTTCCGGTTGGAGAGGATGCGATGACAAAGTCTGCGCCACTGATTGACAGGGGTTCGTTGAAGTACCAGCCCGTCCAACCGCTAACGAAGTCCTTTGGATTCGCGTTGAACCCCACGCCGACCTGCATGGCTCCAGCCGCAGATTGTCGGCTGAACCAGCCCCTGTTCGACAGGAAGTGGAAGAAAGCAAGTTCCCCTCGGCCGGGACCACCGATCTGGAGGTTCGCGCCGATTGCATTTCCCAACGACAGGATACCAACTTCAACCACTGAGACGTTGTTCTGCCGTTTGAACGTCATCACTTGAGTCGTGATCAGTGGCAGGGTGTTCGAGAGCGTCAACTGCCCACTCGTGACTTTCGTCACAACGTACGTGCCGGTTGGGATACCTGAACCAGTGACAATGTCACCTGCTGCATATCCGTTGGACACAGCGCCTGCGTTGTCAAGTACGTTGGTGAATGGATTGCCCGTCCCCGTAAGGGTGCGCGTACCTGCAACTGCGGAACAGACAGCACCTGTGACGAGCCCAATAGTGCTATCATCAAGCTGGTCTGAAAGGATGCGCATCGGGGCTGAGACACCGGCCGTGATCCGAAGGGCACCCTGAATGAAGAGATCGATGTCCGTGCCCGACTCATCAGCGGTGCGCCGGAAGAGTCCTGAGTCGGTGAACGTAACAGTCCCGCCTGTGATCGTCTGCGTGAGCGCCTGCGTGAGGGACAAGTCCGTGTTGCCGTTGACATGTCGAACGAAGGTGTTCGCGGCGACGCCTGTCCCTGTGACGAGCATCCCTGCTGTAACCGCCGACGTAGTGCCCGAGGCTTGGAAGCCTGAGTCAGTAGCTGCGAGCTTCATATCCCCCGAGGTCCCGTTCACCGTGTGGGTGACACCGGTCGCCTCAAGCTGGATCATGCTCGTTGCATTTTTGATGTGCAGGGGGGCAGTCGGAACATCTTGATCGATGCCGAGGAAGGCATTGGTCTCATCATAGGCGATGCGGGCGTTAGCCACACCACCAATGTAGAGGAAGCCCTTCGTGGCATGGGACGTGGACCCCAGAGTCAGAGTCCCCGCTGAATCGATTGAACCATACGCAACCTGCCCGGGAGACCGCCCGATCAGTTTGAAGTAGCCGGACAGATCGGTCGGGGGCACAAGTGTGTTCCCCGACCCATCTGGCACTTGGTTGCGGATGACTGCGTTAAGCCCGGCTTGCGATTGCGCCACCCCCTGCTGAAGATGGCGCAGAGTTTCGTAGAGCCACCGTTCGGCCCCTTTCTTGGGGACGATCGAAGAGAGTGGACGCATCTGTTCTCCTTACCCGCCCGCTGACCGGTTCTGCTCCAGCCCCAGATCATTGACAAGCTGCGTCATGCTGTGGAGTTTGAACAACACGCCGAGGTCAGCGTGGCTCGCATCCGGCATGAGCACCTTCTCGAACTGGTACTCCAGAGCCTGCTTGGCGTTGTCGTTGTGCACCATCAGCAGGTCCCCAGTCAGGGTTGAGGTATATGAGGTGTCGAGGACGTACGCATCCTCGTCAATGTTCGCACCACGGACAGTGATCGAAACCGTACCTGTGTCGAAGGTCAGCGTACCCGATCCGCTCGCGAGAGCCACTTGCGAGATCGTGATGCTGCTCGATGAGGCCACGTTTGTGACGATCGTGCCGGGCTTGATGTTCGTCCCTCGCACGCGCATGCCTTTCACGACACTGCCGAATGCGGCAGACGAGGTGACGGTCTGAGTGGCGACGGTTGTGGTGCCTGTTGCAGTGAGCGAGGCGCCCGCCTTGTCGTGGAGGATGTACACCTTCTCCTCCCTCGCGAGATGGGCATGCCCTGCCGCGAACCCACGCCGGGTAAGCACACGAGGGCAGTTCTGCACCACCGCAGGCGTTCCGGATGAATCCGCTACTGTTGCACCTGCCGGGATCGCGAAGCTCTGATCCTCGACATAGATGTTGAAGTCGTTCTCGTTCGCTGTCAGGAACAACGGGGTACCGGCAAGGTTGGCCTCACAGGTTGCGCGTCCAGAGACAGTAATCGGACCGGTACAAACAAGCTGCCCATCCTTGATCTTGTCGGCGGCGTAGTGGAAGATCAGCGCCTTCGTGTTCTTTCCGTGCGTGGTGCCAGCGGGTGAGTAGTACACGACGATCCACTGTTCCCGACTGTACACGCGAACTTGAGCATTCGCGAGGAAGTCGAGGTTCACAGTGTTGCGCCAGTCAAGGTCCGTATTCGCCGGACGATCGGTGATCCCATCAGTGAAGCGGGGACCAGCCGTCGAGACGTAGAAGAGCAGTGATCCCGCCCCGGGCATATCGAAGAGAACGCCCGCCTGCGGACCCGGGATGCCATGGTCCTCACAGAGTGGCTCCTGCGCGGTGCCCGAAATGCCGAAGTCCGTATCAGTTTCGGTTGGAAGGTAGTTGACGCGCTTGATGTTGTCTCGGAGCCCCACGACCAGTACCTGTCCCACAGGTCGAAGGAAGGTTATGATGTCCTTGCGACGCGTGATCAACTTCATGAAGTACGGTTTGGGGAAGTACTCAGGGAAGTTCGGCAGGGAATACCGGAGTGTACTGGCGGATGAGATGTCATTCGTGACCAGCATCCCTTGGAAAACGGCCGCCATTGTGAACTGCGGAGGTGGCAGGTCTGCCGGATCACTGACAGTCGTACCGATCTGGCTGCGATAGGTCACGACACGGTACGGAGGTCCATCAAGGTTGATCGTGCCACCAGAGAAATAGACAGTGAGCACGACGGCATCGAGTCCGAGTGTCTGGTCACTGTTGGACCCACTCTTGCAGACCGTGACGGTCAGTGTCGAGAGGTCTCCGGGAATCCACGAAGCACCCTGTGTGTCCTGCGGGCCACCCTGTGAGATCACACCGTAAGCACCAAAGACAATCTGATCAGAGGGGACACCATGCTTCGCCCCCGTATCGAGGTGCGTGATGCACCCGCTTTTCCCTCCGTGGCTGGAGTTGGATGCCACCGCCCATACGTCGATCTGGATACCAGTGATCACAGCAGTGGCGTAACCACCGCTGACATCGAAGCCCCAGCCGCCGAGGGCGATACATGCTGGGTTAGGGAAACTTGCACCAGAGTTGGCTGTGGCAAGAGTCTTGTTCGGTTCACCCTGCGCGTTCGTCGGGTTCGTGAAGTTGGAGCGGGTCGTACCACCACTGTCCTTGCCTGCCGCGTTGGTCGTCGCAGTCTTGCGTTGCGGTGAGAGTGTCGGCTCAGTGATCGTGATCGTAGCACCCGCTGCATACGTGGTGATTGTCACTGACCGGATGCGCCGGAAGGAAGCATTCGAGGGCTGAGAGCGCCCATCGAGAGTCGGTCCAGCCATGTAGACGTTCCAACTGGTTGCGAGCCGCCCGTCCACACCAGTGTTCGTCACGGCAGGAAGAGTGAGGATCACTCCCTGTGAAGTTACGTCCGTGATCTGGATCGCGATCGGCCGCCCCTTGTTCGAGACAGGGTCTGCGTTCGGGATGTTGGCGTTGACTGATGTGCCAAGGTAGATGCTCTCGATGATTTCGTTGACGAGGTTCTCATCTTTCTCAGCGGTACTCACATCACCACCCGGGGCATACGCCTCCGTGATGATGAACCAGTAGAAACCGTTGCCAAAGGCCGTCGAAGCATTCCACTTGCCAGCGGTTATTGCAAGCGAGAACGGTTGCGTTACAGGGTTGAGACCCATCGGGCGCATCGTGACCGTGGGCGGAAGAAGTCCCCGGTGATCACGCCATGACAGACGCTGAGGCACACCACTCGTACCGACGTAGTAGTTAGCACCGACGTTGACGTTCTCCAACACCTCAGTACCCACGTCGGGCAATGCCCCAACGATACCGTAGTCGAAGGCGAGGGTCGTGGCGCCGTTACCGAGAGCAACGCTCAGAGTAAGTGTGCTGTAGTGCCCGGTCGAGCCACTCTGGTTTGAGACAGCCAGAACGACACAGTTCACGGGGATAGCGACGGAAGCCGCATCGAGTCCGTAGACGCGCGAGCCAACGATGTCTGCAAGGAACGGGAAACCCGTAGTTGCCGTGTAGGTCGTAGTCGCGGAGACGGTGCCCGCCACTTGCCCGGCGACGGACACCTCGGTGAAAGCACTCCCTGCTGTAAGGGCCGTGAAGTCGTGCCGGAAGATGGCCGTGCCCACGTACGCGATGACCTGATCCGTCTGGTCATCGAAGGTGAAGTGCGCGATGCCCTTGGGCTTCGAGCCGAAGGGTGCGAATGTATACGCACTGCGGCCCGGTGCACCCTCGATGCTGGGGTCGTTGACACGGTAGATGCACTCGTCCGCAAGCTGAAGCTCTCCGTCCGTGAGGAGGGAAGGATGCCGAGCAGTGACGAGGCCACCGTTGAACAGTTCTGGCAGCGAGATAGGCATGGGGACTCCTTAGAAGCCGTAGTCGGGATTGAACGGACCGTTCGTCCACAGCGGACGCTGTGCGTCACCGACCTCCATCTGAGAGATCAGGCGCTTGTCCTCGTCCTCGGAGATTTCCTCGTCGGACACCATCGCGTTCTCCATCCCTGCACCTGCTTCCTTGACATAAGCATCAGGAGCGTCCTGTGCACGTTTGGTGCGGAGCAGGATCGAGCGGCAGAGGTCGAGAAACTTGTACAGGTACATGTCGTTCATGTCGAGCGGATCGCTCAGGGCATTCAGCTTGCGGTAGTACGTGACTTGCAACACGTCATTCGCCGAGGGAATGCGGTACACACGGAGCCGCTTGGTTCCGAAGTTCTCAGTGTTCGGACTCACCGTATTGAAGATTGTGTACGCCTCAACAAGGCCCTGCACCGTGCTCGACAGTGTGCGTCGGTTCCAGAAGCGGGGACGAATGAACTCGATCGGCCATTGGGCCTTTGAGGTGAGACGCGCCATGTAAGGCTTCCACAGATCGAGCGGGAGGTTGTAATCCTGCACACCGACGAGGAGTGGGATGTCCGTGCTGGTCATCGTCATCGTGATGTTGCCTGTGCTCGTACCGTTCTGATCCACCGTGAAGCTATTGACGTTTCCGTTCACGTCTCGTGTGTAACTAAGCACCGTGAGCGTCCCAGTGAAGTTCGCTGAGGCAGTCATCGTCATACCGACGTTGATGAAGTTCAAAGACCCTGACGCAACTGCCGGATCACTGGGTTCGTGAACGAGCCCGTTGCCGTTGTGAACATGCGCCGAGAACGAAGGTTGGGCCACGGATGTGTCCTTGAGCGTATCCTCCCAGTCCTTGGCAGTCTGCCAGTCTGAGAAACCACGGATCAGCGCCTCTTCAGCAAGGTCCTGCACCTTCGGGTCGTTGGCACCGCCGATGATGCGGGAGATGTAGGTGCGGGCGTCAACTCTGCTGATACTCATTGAACTCTCCTAGCGTGCCCTCGCGAGCCGCTTGATCTCTTGTGCAGTCGGAGCGACGATCTTCGGCTTGGTGTCCGTGCGTTCGCGCTTCTGACGTGCCCGCGTGTCCTCGTAGAACTCCGCGAGACCGGGCGTTGTGTGCTCTGGCTGCCTGTTCTCCAGCACCCACTTCTTGGCTCCAGCACCGAGGCGCTGGCGAAGTTGGGCATCCTCGATCAAGAGGGACAGCTTCTGGACGAACTCAGCAGGGGTGTCGAAGAGGAGACCAGAAACACCATCCTTGATCTCTTTGTACGGTTCGGTGTTCTGTGCGAGTGTGGCTTCGGGTCGGGGCATGATCGACGCCTCGTACCACTTGATCGCTGACTTGCATCGGTTGAATGCGTTGTCCACGAGCGGGCAGAGGTTGATGTCTGCATTCAACAGGGTGCGGTAGAGCTTGTACGCCGGGTAGTCCACCCAGCTATGGTGCTCAACCTGTGCATCCGGGATCGCCTCGTGGATGAAGGGGAACCACTCACCGAAGATGACCCACTTGACCTTCGGATACTTCATGGCAACTTCGTGGATCGCTGAACGGAGTGGGTACCAGTCCACGATGTGGGACGCGGAGCCCTGCCAGATGATTCGGACTTCATCGGGGTCATCACGCTGGACCTTGAATGGACAAGCGTAGTCCTTCAGCACAATCGTGTTCGGGTAGACGTGGACGTTCTTCTGACCGATCACGTCCCGGAAGTACGACGCGAGGGCCGGAGTTGAGACCGTGGCGCCATGGCAAGCCCGGATGATCTCGTGACGCACCTTCATCTGATGGAGGTTGCGTGCGATGTCAAAGACGAACGGACCAGAGGTAGTCTCCAAGTCCGACCAGCAGCCATGCTTCTCACCCGTGTGGTCTGCCCACTCAAGCTGCATCCCGGGGACCAAGAGCTTCGCGTCAGGGTAGCCCCGGACACCAAGGTGGACGAAGGTGCTGTTGAACGGGTGAACGAAGTCGGTGTTGTCGTCCGTGTCGTAGATGAAAGCCGGAGGGACACGAAGCTCCCCATCCTTCATCGCCGGAGCCATGGCATTGATCGACTTGATCTTGTGCAGCGTGGCCTCACCCGCAAGGGAGTAGTACTGAATCACGTCGGCATGGAACATCGTCGCCATAGCCTCACGCTGGTTCTCACCCTTGTCCTCGTAGCTCTGGATACCGAAGAGGTCGAAGAGCGTGTTGAGAGGTGTGTTGATTCGGTAGTACTGACAGGCACCGGGGTTCTTCGCCTCGTTGCTCGTCCATACCCACAGTTTCTTGTCCATTGGTTCGTCCTTTCTTAGACGAGACGCCGCTTGGTCCGCATGTCACACTCATAGCCATGTGCTTGCAGATACTCAACGAGGGTGTAGAAGAAGGGACGGTTGAGGATGATGTTCCCACGCTCGTCCTCTTTGTAGAGAAGACCGTCGTGCATCGGGTCCCCGGTCTCCGGGTCGATCTTGGCGAACACTTCAAGGATCGCGGACCAGACTGACGGGTCGATCTGTGCGACGTGCTGGAACTGGGTCCCGGGCGCGAAGTCCCTGAAGGCGTTCATCTGCCGTTCGATGTTGCGCTGTGCTACACGCGCCTCCTGCACGTCCATCAGACGTGGGACGTGCTGCGTGAGCACCTCCGGCTGGAGGATGCTGGCGAGCACTTTCAACTCGGCAGCATTCTCCCTGCGGATGTAGGACATCTTGATGTCAGCGTTTGACATTGGGCTTTCTCGCTTTCTTGGGCGGTCCCATCTCCGGGTTCTGGAGGTCCGTATTCTCGGTGAGTTCCCGACGCTTCGAGGGGGCCTTGCGACCCCCACGAAGGTCTTCTTTGTTGGCTCCCTTCCCGGGAGTCACACCATAGCTGTAACTGGTGTCCATCGGTTAGTCCGTGTCGCTCGCAGGCGGCTGCTTGTTGGCCTTGCGAGCCTTCTGCACAGCCTGTGCGGCGGTAGACTTGTTCTTGGCCTGCGCGACGTACGCACTCTCCGTCTTGTCCATCTTCGTGCCCGTGAGTGTGTTACTCAGGGCCGTGTCATCGACGGGCTCGATCGGAGCAGAGTAGTTGCCAGCACGAGCAGTCGCGAGATTCTTGCGTGCCATGGTTACCCCTTCACGCGCTTCAGGTGTGAGTTGGCTTTCTTCGCAGACGCTGAAGCCTTACGGGTGGACGCAGCGATCATCGCCTTGCCTGCTTCGAGGCTTTCGCCCTCGCCCGCTGCGGCCTGTTCTGCTGCCTTCTCGAAGCCAATGTGGCGCTTCGCTGGGTTGTGACGAGCCATGTTACTTGGCTCCCTTGCGGAGCTTGGACTTGGCGTTGTCAGCTTTCGTGGCCTTCAACTCCTGTTCGCGTTCCGCGATGGGCTCACCAGCCTCTTCGGCTGCGGAGTCCGGCGTCACTTCTCCACGTTCTTTGATCTTCTTGCGTGCCACTAGACACCTCCCTTACTCGGCTTCATCACCGGTACGGTATTGATCTTCGGGGCTTTCGGCACTGCACGAGCATTCGTAGAGACGAACGAGTTCGCAGCACGGCGGCCCAACATTGCTCCCGCATCAGCGAGAGGCTTTCCAGCCGGGGTCTTCATGACCGGCGCGATGAGTGGCCGCTGTTTCGCGGCGTTCTTACGGGCAGCCATCTTACTTCTTCCCCTTGCTCGCTGCCTTGAAGTGGGCATGCAGAGCATCGACGTGAGCCTTGGCCGCTGCCACTTCAGGCGATTCCTGTTGCTGGAGTTCAGCAGGCAGGAGGTTCTCGCCCTCGCTGGGCATCGGCTTCCGCACCTTGTTGCCGAGAGCGTAGAGCGCACTGTGCATCTCGCTCAACTTCTTCTCATGTGGGCTCTGCTCCGGCACAGAGATCATGCCTCGGGAAACCGAGGCTCTCTTCCGGCCAGCCATTAGCGTGCGCCGGGCTTCGCCGGATACGGGTCGGCACCACCACCGGACGCCTTGTTGCGCCGGTCTCCCATGTCAGGGAGCGTGATGGGCTGCTTGCCATAGGACCCGGGCATCGACGGGTTGTCCCCGCAGGGCCACTTGTCCTCGTCCTCGACAGTGCCGAGAACCGGCTCGATGTGATCGTGCGTCGGCGAGGGCAGAGACTCCTTCCCACTCATGTCCGGCACGCTGCCCTCGCTGCCGGGCATATGGGGCTCAACAGGCTTGTCCCAGTTCGGGATCGGTTGAAGCAAACTCATGTGCAACTCCTTCGCGACTTAGCCGCGATTTCTGAGGTCTTTCCCGTCAGCGAACGGAGGCATCGAGAACGCGGGAGCGTCACCCTGCGACTGCCCGTTGTTCTCCGCGTCCTTCGTATCGAAGTTCAGCGCATCGATGAACTCGGGAGGATTGCTGCTGATTGCGAAGCCGTCGATCGGGGGGACTGGACCGTTCCCGTCGTGGCTCTTCTTGACGTACCCACCACTTCCCATATTGCCTCCGTGGTACAAAGAGGGGAGCCCGAAGGCCCCCCTCCCGTTACCGCAGTTACGTCACTGTTTAGGTGACGGAACTCTTGTTGTTCACAGCCAGCATGCGGCCGTTCGCCTTCTCGTTGAGGACTTCGAGGGTGACCTCGCCGACCACGATACCGGCAACCGAGTCGCCACGCTTCCCGACAAGCTGGTGCGTCATCGGACGCAGCCACGCGAGGCGGTTCATGTTGCGCTGGAGGAAGAACATCTGGCCGCCCGTCGCCGTTGCACTGGCCGTAGCAGTCGTGAGGTTCGTGGACTCCGGCACCCAACGATCGAGGACAACCTGAATCAGACCGAAGTCCGAGTCATAGAAGTCGATCGCCGACACCAGCTTCTTGTCCACCGCCGCGATGTTGCGCGCGTGAGGCTGACCAGCCGCCGCACCGGGAACGGTGAACGCGCTGACCTGACGCTTGATCTTCGGGGACACATAGACCTGCTCCGGATTACCGCCAGAGCGGTAAATCTGTTCGAGCATGTCGTTGAAGTCGCCCGCCGAAAGCTGACCATCCGCCGCCGTGGTACCAACCGTGGTGCCGCCCGCGTTGGTACCCGCGAGGCCCGTGTTGGTCACGATGAACGACTGGAAGCTCTTGAACACACGCTGGGTGGCAGAAGCGCCCGTCGCGGTCGTGAGAGCCGCGAAGACCATCTTCTCCAGCTTGATCGCGAGTCGCTTCGTCGCCTTCTGGATTTCGTAGGCATAGGCATCCTTGAAGCCAGCAGAATCGACAGCGCGCTGGGTCTCGGAAACACCGATGTCCTGACGGAGGATCGCAGTGACGTTGAACTCACGGTTCGGCGTGGTGCTGGTGTCGTATGCGTAATCCGCACCTTCAACAGCACTCGACGTGTCCACGGTACCGAGGGTATCCTGAAGCCACTGGTGGTAGACGTGCTGGCACGCCACCTTCGGGGCCTGAGAAACCCACGGGGTATCCCAAGGATCGACATTCACGATCTGATCGAGAAGGTCTTCCTTGTTGACGCCTGAGCCCGGCGAGATGCCGAACTTATAGACGCCCGCATTTCCAATAGGAGTCGAACCCGGCATGGGTATTGACCTCCTACCGATCTCTGGTTATGTACGGCTGCCTGCGCGGGCAGGGCTCCAGACGTAGACATAAGAGCAGAGGGGTATGTAAGGGTGGAACTTGTGATCCGCCTTTCTAGTCGAACAGCGGACCGGTGAGGTCCTTACCGATCGTCAGAGCCCGCCACCGGACACCAAGACCCGTGGCATTCATCTCACGGGCTGCGGAGGCGATTTCGCCCTCGCTGGGGCCGACGTTGGGTGACTCATGAGTACCGGTAACGGAAGTGGCCGAGACGCCCGCTTGCTTTCGCGCGGCATCGACAGCCTCTCTGCGAACTTGCTCCTGTGCTGCACCTTCGATTTCCCTCTTCTGTGCAGCAGCCTGCTCTTCGGTTGTCAGCGGCACCTCCGGGGGCAGGGTTCTCTCGAACGCCTCCCACGCGAGGGACGTGGCACCGATATGATCCCCCTGAGCAGACAAGGCGTGAACCGCCTTCGCGAGCACGGGATGGCTCTTAACGTACAAGCCCATCTCGTCAACGAAATCAACAGAGCGCGGGTAGGTAACAGCCATGTGCCTGTCAACCGCATTCCATAGTTCGTTCTGCTCCTGCGACGCTCTCTCGCGCGCATTGAGCTTTGCATCCACAAGCAGGTTGGCTTCGAGTCTGGACTGGTCGCTAATCCCGTCCATCAAAGCCACCATGTTCTCCGCGTCGAGCATTCCACCTTCCTCGGCGATCTTCGCGAGCACCTTCGCGAGTTTCTCACTCTTCACGGGAGCCGCAGCCAGCGAAGCCGCAACCTCCGTGAGTGTGGTCGGAGCCGCAGCGGGGGCTGCTGCGGGTGATGTGACGACGGCTGCGGTACCCGCGCGGAGGTCCGAGAGTTCCTTCTCCAGAGCCGCATTGCGCGTGAACGCTTCCTTCGCCATGTTGACGACGTTGCCGACACCCTTGACCAGTTCGGACTTGGACGTATACTTGCCCGCGTACTTGCCGGTTGCAGGATCACGAAGCGACTCCCAGTCGATCGTGTCTGCGGGTGCTTTCGCAACTTCCTCACCCTTCGGAGCAGATGCGGGATCGGGGGTAGTCCCCTTCGCAACGACTGCCTCGGGAGTTGGTGCCTCGCCCGGCGCCGGGTTGTCCGTCTTCGGGGCGAGAGGGGGTGGAGTCCCCTGCTGCCAGCCATGGGCTTCCATGACCTCCACAACTTCAGGTCCAACGATGTTGTCTGCGATGCTACGCAGGAGCTTCTGGTCAGCTTCGGTGTTGCCGTAGGCACTCATGTGATACCCTTTTGCCCTCGCGGGCGCTCGCTGTGGGTTGTCCAGTCAACGAGGTTGGTGCTACTTGTCGTAACCTCCGGCGTTCTCCTTCTTCTGTTCGGAGATGCCAATCGCGACCGCCTGCTTGGGGTTCGTGACGAGCTTGCCAGTCTTGCTCCCTGAGTGGAGTTCCTTATGCTTGAACTCGTGCATAGCTTTCTCCACCTTGTTCACTCGGCCCTCAGCAACCTTGACCGGTGACCTGCGTCCAGCCATCTTAGTAGTCCTCAGCCGGGTCATAGATGCCCGGCTCTGCGGGTTGAACGGTCTGGCCGGAATGTCTCACCAGTCCCTCTTCCCGCATCTGCTGGTACTGCTCGTTCGGCGTCCGCTCCACTTGTGAGCGTGCCATCCTCTCGATGCGCGTCTCATGGATCAGCTTCTCGAAGAGTTCGAGGAGCCCGTCGATCATGATGATGCCACCGCGAAGGAAATCCGAGGGGTAGCGTGTTTCGCGCTCCCCCGAGGGATCGAGCAGCAGTTTGTTGAGCGTGTCCCGTTGTCGCTTCAGGTACGGGGCGAAGTGATCACCGTACGCTGGTGAGTTCAGGACGAACTCGATGTGCCCGATCTCGTGGTCATCGAGTGACGCGAGATCGAGGATGTCCTTGAAGTCAGCCATGGCACAGCCTTTCTACGCCGCCTGTACTGGAGGAAGCGTGTTCTGGATACTGCCCGGTCCACCCGTGCCCGGTGAACGGGGAAGCGGGAGGGCGGCAGCGCCTTGCTCTACGACCTGTCCGGATGTCGGGACGTTCTGGAGCCCGCCCTGTCCACCGGTTGCTTGGTTGATGAGTTGCCCGAACTGCGTGCCCGCACCACCCGTCTGGCCGTTGAAGATTTCGTTCATGTTCGGGACCTCGAACGCACGGAAGATCGAGCGCCAGAAGTTGGTGGCATTGATCGCCCCCATCACTGACTGTCCGACCGGCGTGCCGAGAGCCTGAAGCAGGCCCATCAGGTTCTGCTGCATCGTGCCCTTGGACAACTGCATTGACGCACCCATCGCGCGAGCCGCGTAGTTCATCAACATGTCCTGCTCGTTGACGATCTCACGCGTACCGTTGATAGGGTTGCCCGTCACCGGATCGATGCGGGCACCGTCACCGAGAATCTTGATCTCGGCGGGGGTATCAAGGAACTGCTTGTCCATGGCGACCATCATGTTCGCCTGCACTTCGAGCGACATCTCTTCGTAGATACGCGCTTCGAGCGAGAGGCGGTTACCGGCTGCCTCACGGCGGCCGATGAACTCTCGGGCAGTCTGACGACTGTCACCTCCGAGCCCCTGAACGGCATCATCAACGATGCCTGTGCCCTGCTGCGCGTACTGGTTGACCATCGCGATCCGCTGATCTGCAACGGTAAGACCGTTGAGGTCTTTCTGCATCGTCGCAATGACCTGTCCCGGGTTGCCATCCACCGGAATGAAGCGGCCGGGTCGGGCGTACAGGGACTTCGTGTTGAGGTTGGCCCCGCGATCGTAGAACCACATCGGATCGATCAGCAAGTCGGCCGAGTCGAGTGACTGGTTCAGGTAGCGGTTGCCGATGATCTGGAGCTTCTCGATGATCTCACCCTTGCCCGGCGCGTAGAAGTAGTGCGGGTCGGGAGTCGGAGAGAACGACGTGAAGGGGAGCTTCTTGTGCCAGAACGGATTCGGCTTGTTCCGGAGCATGTAGCGGCGGTTGGCAACCGTGATGACACGCTTCAGTTCCCCATCAGGGGTGAGTTCGGAAGGCACCTCGCCCCAGAACTCAAGGATTTCGATCGGGCGCGAGTACTTGTCCATCCAGCGAATCGACTCATCATCCATGCCAGCGCGGGTAGCGAAGCGCCGGATCATGGACTGCTGGTCCGCGATCTGGGAGTTGACCCCACCCTCACGGCCGATGCGAGCGACTTCGCGGGCGTCGTAGATGCCCTGTTTCGCCATGTACTGCACGTCGTCCCAGTCGAGGAAGAAGCGACGGACGACCCACTTCATGTCCTTCAGGCGCTTGACGCCGGGCTGCGGGAAGAAGTCGAGGAGGTCCACCTGCTCAGTGACAGGGCCGTCGTAGGTGATGACGTTGCCCTTCTTGATTGAGCGGATGATCTTGCCCGAGATGGGCATGCGATCGATGGACTCCAGAATCTGGAACTCTTCCTTGCGGCACCAACCGTGTTGCTGGATGCCAACGCCATAGAGGTCAGCCGAGACGATGTGATCGACCTGCTTCATGAAGCAGTCGTCATCCTTCATCTGGGCGGCAATCAGGCCCTCCCACTTGCGACAGACGGACGAGTCATCAGGACCGTAGCCCACAAAAGCCATGATGGGATAGGTCGAGAGGGAGGTCGCAGCCTTACGGGCTGCGTCGGACCAGATCGCAGAGTAGATGAGCGGGATGTGGGCGTTGTTCTTGTGCGGGTGGAAGCGGCCAGTCCATGTGCCACGCCAGAGATCGTACAGCCGGGGGAACCGTTGACGGACACCCGTGAAGTACATCTCGGAGAGCTTCATCCGCGACACGACCACGTCGCACATCTGGGCGCGGTATGCTTCCTCGCCCTGTGCCTTCTCGATTGCGATCGAGGAGTGGCTTGTCAGTGGATCGTTCATCAGGGGCATCAGTTACTCCTTTACCCATCCGGGTAAAGTGATAGGAACCCAGCCATGTCCGTTGAGGTGGACGCCGCCGTGCTCACAGATGTAGCGGAAGAGATCGTGCGTCAACTGCACATCGGAGCAGCAGTAGTTGAAGAGTTCACCCCAGCGCCCCTCGGCTGCGAGGGCCTTAGCGTGGGAGCCATGCTCGATCTTCCCCCGGCCGATGTTCTTCCGGCAGAGTGTGTCGAGCTTGAGGTCTCCAACTGAGGTCTTGATCCCACGTTCGGCGCATGTGCGACTGATCTCTGCGTAGAGATCAATGTGGCACCGGAGCGAGAGGTTCCTTCCGAGAAGGCCCTCGATGACAGGTACGTCGAATCGTGCAGAGCAATACCCAACGACTACGTCCACCGCTTCGAGGTGCTTGGCGGCGGTGAGGAGGGAGCTACGGTTGTCGTCGTAGATGTGCATCCACTTCGTCTTCGTGTCGTGGATACAGATCGCCGATGCTCCGCCCTCGCCTGCGCGTAGGGCATCCCACCCCGCCTGCTCATCGTCGGGACGAAGATCGATGGCATGGCGCCGGGTCTCAAGGTCGAAGAAAGCGATACGGGGCATGTCGTGCCCTTTCTACCCCGATGTGGGTGGAACGACGCCTGACGGAGTGATCAGGACTTGGTGGATTCCGAAGTCGTTGATGAGGAGGACGACGCCGTTCACGAACGTGATCTTGTGGTAGGTGCCACCCTTGAGGTCGAGGATGTCATGTCCTACGACGCCGAGGTAGTTGTAGTTCGCGTGGTTCGCCGAGATGTAGATGTCGTACAGTCCACTCTTTGCCATTAGCTCTCCCTGCCGAAGCGGCGGTCGCGAGACCATGCCCTCGCTGCGGCGGCCGGATCGATCTTGGTTTCGACCTTCTCATGGATGAGGAAGGAGTAGTCGTAGGAGGTAGCGCCAGTGATCTTGACGACTGGTCCCGGGGCGGCTCCATTGAACTGCACGTAGATGACGGTACGGTGCTTCGGGAGTGCGTCACCCGAGGTGATGTTGTCGATGGTTACTGTTGTGGATTGGTTCGTTGCCACATCAGAGGTGACATTCCACGCGTGCGTGTGTGGATTCGCGGCGAAGTTACCGGTGCTCCCCGATGTGGCATTCTTCGAGCCGACGTTCCCGGGATTGTTCGTCACATGCGTGTGCGCATTCTGGATAGGTTGGCAGGCCACAGCCGTATGGTTGTGGATGAGACCACCACCAGTTGTTCCAACTTGGCCGTCAGCCGATGCACCCTTCGCCCAAACGGCGTCGAGAGCAGTGAAGCGGGACCAACTTGCTGGAATGCCGAGGTTCGTACCGAGCCACAAGCAGATGATGTTCGTGGGAAGATCAGGAGAACTTGACTTCACGACATTGATCTTCGAGAACGGAGGCTCCTGACTCGCTGCGTTGATCACCGTTGTCACAGACTGATTCGAGGGCGTCTGTGTTACAAGACTCACGGAGTGCGTGTGACCAGTCGTTGCAATGGGATCGGTGCCTGCTGGACCCGTACCCGCAAGAGCCGCATTACCCGAAGTGGAGGTAACCGCTCCGTGGGTATGTGCCCCTTGTGTATGCGTATGTGCGGGTGAAGTATGCGTATGGGTGTTGCTTCCCCCCGAGGCGGCCGGGTCTGAACCCGCAACTGCACCCTTGAGGTATTGATCTGCATTCACGCGAGACCACCCAGCAGGGAGAATGTCAGTGCCGAAGAAGGCAATACAGCCGTTCGGCAGAGTTGTCGGAGAACCATCACTCTTGATCCAGATTACTTCAACGAAAGCTAAGTCGTTACTCGCTGTGTTGACTGTAATCGCTACCCCGGTGTTTGTTCCTGTTGCACTCGCCGAAGCGAAGGCATCATGGCCGTGGAGATCATCAGAACCCGTACTTGCAATCGTACCCGTGAGGACGCTAATGGCATCACCACCCGGAGCGTTGATCGTGTGTGTGTGGGCGTTCTGGATCGGAGTATGCGACGGTGACGTGTGCGTGTGCGTCAGGAACCCGCGATCAGTGACGAGGTCAGTGTCGGCTCCGGGAGCCGCACCCAAGATGTACCGGGCGTCGAGAGTCGTCTCGCGTGTCCATCCCGGAGGAATCGAGGACGCGCCCGAGGGCCATGCGACGCAGATGTTAGCTGGAACCGCCATTGCGTTGTCCTCTCAGGAAGTCCTGAAGCTCGACCAACGACTGCTGGAGTTCCTTGACGAGTTCACGGACGTTGGGTCCCCACGAGTGTGAGGTCAGCTTGGGGTAGGGATGGAGTTTCCGCGTCCCCGCCTCAGCCATGTAGTCCTCCTGCCGCACCGCAATGTAGAGGTCGGTGATGCGGTCGAAGGCTTCCTGCTTGCCGTCGTCATGCGTGATGAGCAACTTCATGGTACTTCCTTTCTACATTGCTTGGAGGGCGGTGACAACCGCTGCGATGCTGGCTGAGGCAGAAGACATGTCGTTCGTGATCGCTGTCTTTGCTGCCTGCTGGTTTGCAGGCGAGAGCAACGAGTAGGGTGAAGCCCCGAGACCGTCATCAAAGATGCTATTGATGCGGTCCCGGTCAGTGATCAGTTTGTTCACGGCGGCGTTGAGCGCAGTCATCTGCGTCTGTACGGCTGCTGGCAGTGCCATTAGTACCCTCCGACTGGATTGACAGGATCATCGAGATACCCATCATCCGGCCCGTGCATCGGACCGTAACCATCGTTGAACTCCTTCTGGGCGTCGATCATGGCGAACACTTCAGCGTTCGTCAGGGGACGAGAGAAGGAACGGAGGTCATTGTCTCCCGGGTAACGGGGGATGTCGCCCTCGTCGGTGTCGGGTGTGCGCACGTCAGGACGCCGCCAGATGCCCTTGGCGAAGCCGTCAGTGATCGCGTCAGCAATGTCCTCGTGCGTGACTACGTCGATGCGGAGAATCTGGTTGAAGAGCTTGCGAACGACGGGTGGCAGAATCCACTGCCCGTTCTTGTCCTTGTGCAGAAGGATGCGTACGTAGCCCTCGGCCCAGTTACCCGTGCCGGTGCGGATGCGCGCCTTCTTGTCCATCGTACGATTGAACTGAATGAAGTCGTCTTCTTTGAGGCGAAGGCCAGCGGCCTTTATGACTCCGAGCAATCGGTTCTTGTAGGAGCCAGCCTTCCCTCCGGGTTCCACCTCGTCCGTGAGGCACTTGACGCGAATCTGGCGTTTGCGCAGGTTGAGGAGAACCTTGATCAGTTCATCGTTAAAGTCTTCTTCACGCCACTCATTGGAGGCGCGGAGCAGATCGGTGTCGAGGTACATAAGACCATTGCGGCGGGCGTCGTGCAGCCAGACGCCGATCGCATTATCATCACCCTTACCAATCGTCTCCTTACGTTTGAACGCGGTGTCGATGTGGACTGAGGCAGCCTCGATGTGTCCGAGGGTCTGCATCTGGAAGTAGAAGTCCGTGTAATCGATGAAGAGGTCAGGAAGTTGGGACTCGATCAGTGGTGACAGATTCGAGGTGCCGGGATTGTTCTGCTGCTGACAGGCAAAGTCCTCAGCATTACGGCGCTTGGCTTCCTTGATCTTCTCCTTCGTCCAAAGGTGTGGGTGCGTCGGCTCGCCCGTCAGTTCGTCTTCGGTCTGCCAGAAGAAGACGTGCCACGAGCCCTTGCCGAAGGGCACCTTGTCGAACTGCATTGTGTTGGGGCAGGCCATGCCATTCCATGTGGCAATGCCTTCGTCCCGGAAGTGGCGTCCGGCCACGTCGTCATCGAGGTAGCGGGTGAGGACGAACATGAGGAGGCCGTTCTTCTGGAGGGCGTGGAAGGAGGCATTGACAGCCTCGTGCACGCCGATCATGTAGTTGCCGCCTTCACGGAGCTTGTTGATGATGATGGGGTCATCCCAGACGTGCACACGGTGGTGATAGCCGGTCATACCGGCACCGACGCCAGTGCTGCCGAAGGACTCCTCGGAGAGCGCGCCCTCGCGGCGGTAGCCGTGGGTGATCGAGTCGTCGGCCCACGACTTGGCGCCCTTCCGCCAGTTGCCGTAGAGCCAGATGAACCATGAGGCACCCCGATCGTCGCCGGTCGTGGACTTGATCGCCTTGACACAATCGACGGCAAGGGGAGCCGTGGCCGAACAGATCATCGTGCTCATGTCCGGCTCATCGAGGTGGTTCCACAGCATGGCCGCCTTCGTAGCGGTCAGGGACTTGCCGAAGTCACGGGGAAGAATCACCGCGATGTAGTACTGTTCGGCAGCCACGTTCTTCATCCGCGAAAGGGCCTTCCAGCGGAGGATGTGATTCTGGAGCCACGAGAGGTAGGGTCCGTGGATCGGCTCGTACAACCACAGGGGCTGCTCTGGGTGGGCGGCGAAGTAGAACTTCGTGCCCCAGCAGAGGTCGATGAAGTTGTGGAGCGATCGCGGATGCGTAGCCGGAGTCACTTTGTCAGGACCGAACCACTTGTTCGGGGCACAGATGGCTCGCCAGAGAATGCGTTCGGATTCTGTGTCCCAGCCGATCATAACGGCTCCTTACTTGCGGTTGTAGTGGTTCTCAACGATGTCGCCATCGAAGATGTGATCCGTCAGTGTCTCTTTGATCTTACTGCGTGACGCCGACGCGCGAGGGCCTCGGAGTGTCGATGGGACGAACGAGTGTGATCCACCACCCCGCACCCCGTGAGCGCCAGCATGAGCGCCAGCAGTATGTGCCTTACCCTTCCCGTCACTGTCCGTGTCGGGGCCGTTCTCGTCGTCTTCTTGACGCTCATCCATATTACCTCTTGCGGCGTCTCGCCGCTTTTACCCTCGCTGCGGCCTTGGGCTTCGCGAAGACATTCACTGTCCGATACGTCGGTTCCGGGTGCATCAGCTTGTCCACTTCCTCAGCGATCTGCGCCGGGAGCGTACACGGGGTGGCAACGCGAGTCATGATGTCGATGTGCCCGGGACGCGGGCGAAGGTATCGACCTGAGTCGT